AATATGAGGCGACTGTTTTGTATCTGCATCCATCAGGGTCTTTATCAACCACTAAAACATCGTCGCTCCAACCAGATTTTGGGTCTACTTCTGGATTACCATCTTTGGTATTTCTCCACGCATCGCTACCAAAGGCTTCTGCTGGAAATGTTTTATAAAACACACCTCGCTCATTCTTTAGAAAAATCCGCTCGGCCTGATTAAATACGTCGTCTGGAACTGAAAGTTCAATTGTCTTGCTACTTTTCTTTGCAACCACATTGATAATAATCATATCTGACTCCATGTTACTCACTGGTACAAGCCTCCTCTTTCTCTTTGTCATCAAAAAAAGATCCGTAATCAAACCACTGATCTTTGATGACGTTACCGATGATTTTCACAGGTTCTCCTCTTTCGATAGCTGCACGGATGTATTTCCCTTTTAGTGATTCAAGTTTAGAACAATCAACAACATCTAAAATCCTTACGATAGCTTCAGCTCCGTCTTCATAACCTTCAAAATTTGCGGCACTTCCATCTTTAATAGACTCTTCGTTGATGTAGTATTTTCTACCGATAGAAGGGCCTGTGTAATTTACTCCCCATCCATCACCTTCTAAAGTGAGTGTAAGCGAAAGAAATCCGTAATCTTTTATTCCAAAAGATACATTTTTAATGTATGCGTTTCTCAGCTCATATCCATTAGCTTCAAGAAGGTCTTTAGTCCACTTTTTCATATATTTACCTCACAAAACGGCACTTTTATCAAGCCTTCAAACAGCTCCAATAGTTAGTGTACAAAAGTCGAGCGCTTACATCTGGCTCGTAAGGAGCAAATAGATGCTCCCGGTGCCATTGGCCGCGCACATATTGGATTGCTTCATACTCACTGTCAGCAGGAATCTCATAATATGAGAAATTGCGTTTTCCGTTAGCCATAATGTATGATAGACTTACACCGTATACACAGGTTTGACCATAATTCATAACAGTCTCCATTCTTCTCTGGAATACATTTCAATCCAAAGATTCTTCAACGGAATTCCATTTATCTTCTTTGCTTCAAGATGTTTTATTTCAAGCCGCTCATTATTGCGGCATTCGTATCTTATTGTGCTCTCCACTTCATAATGAGTATTTTCGTTTACAATCTCACAAGATGCCCAGTTATCGGTTTCAATAATGAGCACTTCCTTATATGATGGGTTAAATATGGGGTCAATATCGAAGTAACATTTTGATTCAACGTTCATAAAGCACCCCACTTTTCACGGCCACAGGTATCACAGACGAAGTGCCACTTATCGTGTAAGCTGTGATTGCTGTCATAGAGCATCACACCACTACATCGGCTGCACTCTGGAAGAAACCAACGGAGAAGATGTTTTAAGAATTTAACAATCATCGTTTCCCTTCTTCTCTAAAATACCCGCTGCTTCCATAATCTCAAAGAAATCATCCATGAGAGCATCAGCCATCTTTCCAGAGATTTCTGGAGGTTTTAAGCCAAAATCTCCAAATGCACAGCAAAGGCAACCCCAAGGAGTCAGAAAATATCTTTCGTTGTCATCTTCAGGATTGATGTTTTCATAAACGATATTTTCGTCTTCCATCTTAACCACCTACCTTTTCTGTGTTCTGGACCATACAACTCATACCGGGATGAGATTTTTCAAAGCGATGATGTGCTTTGTTTATGGCATCATTTTGATCCTGTGCTTTTACCATATATGTATTGAACGCCTGATGCCCGTCATCGTAATACATTACTTCAACAGACCAATAATCCATATAGCTCCTTTCATGCCACCACGCCCACCCTACTAGTTGATTTATTTACTTCGATTGCCCTTAATGAAACATTCAAGTAAAATAAGTGCCAACCAAATACCTGTTGCGACCTTGATGGTAAACGTAATATTCAGCAGCTTAAAAATCAGCCAGATAATACCGATCGTGGTAATCCACGAGATAAAATATGTAGCCACCAGAATAAGAACAATTCCAAGAAAAGAACCAAGTGCCTTAAAGAATTTCTTCCATGCGTTTATGTTAATCACCTTCTTTCAAAAATTTTCATTTTATAAGACCTCTTAGCACTCACCGCAACATTCACCACAACAACGCACTTTTACGAGTTTTCCAATCTTATTCTGTGCAGTCTCAAATGCTTCATTAAAATTTTCAATAGCGGATTCTGCATCGACATCCTTGTAATCAGAACCACCATCTGCCCACATAATAGTCCATCCATGCTTGCCAGCTTCAATTCTTACGGTCAGTCCAAAATTATCTTTGTAACTTTCACGCAATTCAACTTCACTACTGGGCATCATGCCAAACATTCGTTTCATTTTATAGACTCCAATCTTTATCGTAATTCTTATTTATTCACCCTTGGTAACGACTGTATCTGCACCTTGAACAGTGATCCAACCATGCTTCAGACGAGCTTCTGCTTCCTTCATCTGAATCAGCTCAGGAGTAATAGACTCGGAAAGCACCTTATTTGCATCAGCCTCGGCCTGTGCTTCAATCATCTTAACGTCAGCTTCCGTCTGTGCCTTAACCTTATCAGTCTCTGCCTGAGCCAGAGCTGTCTGCTTATTCAGTTCTGCAATCTCTGCGTCCTGCTTTGCCTGCTCCTTTGCGCGAATCTTCTGCATCAGGGTATCATCAGGCTGTGCGTCAACAATCAGTGCGGAAGAAACATTGATACCATATTCTGCGGTCAGCTTCTCATTCAAATAGTCGGTGATTGCAGTATTGACACCTGCACGATCATCGGAATAAATCTGCATAACACTGAACTGAGGAGTAACTTCCTTGACATAAGCAATAATATCGTTCTGGATCTTACTCTCCATCAGGCTCTCGCCATCCATGCCGCCAAACTTGGTATACAGTTCAACAACATGCTCCGGCAGGAAGTTATAATTGACGGTCAGGTTGATTGCAATCGTACCGCCATTTGCAGGAGCGTCGATATGCCAGTCTGCGTGTTCCTTTGCGCCATAATCGGACGGAGCATTAGAAAATACCACTCGCTGCTGAGTAATCGGGAACTCAGACACATGCTTCAGAGGGCTCATAAAATGCCAGCCCTGAGAAATAGTTTGCTGCTCGACTCCCTTCGCGGAATAAACAACACCAACATAACCAGTATGCACTCGCTCGGTACAAATCACCGCGCCAACCGCAACGAGGAATGCAACAAAAATTGCCATAAATTTCTTCATAAATATCTCCTCAATCTTTGTAGTTATCTTTTAAAATGTAATAGGCGATAACCCATACAATCACAAAGAAAACAATGATTTCTTTCATAAGTAATCCCACCAGCCCACCACTTATACGTTATTTAATTGTCGCTCAGGTGAACTACTCGGTCGCGAATCTCCTGAGTACGTCCCTGATTCCAATAATTAGTCCCCAGGTATCCGCATGTACGTCTTACGACATTCATTTTGTTCTGGTCACGATTACCACAATTCGGGCACTCCCATACAAGCTTGTGGTTTTTCTCATCCTCTACAATTTTAATTTCGCCGTCGTAACCGCAGCACTGGCAGTAGTCGGACTTGGTGTTCAGCTCCGCATACATGATGTTGTCGTAAATGAACTGCATAACACTAAGCACCGCAGGAATGTTCTGCTGCAGATTTGGCACCTCGATATAGCTAATCGCCCCTCCGGGAGAAAGCTTCTGGAACTCGCTCTCAAACTTTAGCTTAGTGAAAGCATCGATATGTTCACGGACAACGACATGATAAGAATTTGTTACGTAGTCATGGTCAGTAACATCTGGAATCATACCAAACCGCTTCTGCAAGCAACGTGCAAATTCATATGTAGTGGACTCCAAAGGAGTACCATACAGGGAGTAATCGATGTTTTCAGCGGCCTTCCACTCGTTACACTTATCATTCATGTGCTGCATAATTTCGAGAGCAAAAGGTTTAGCATCAGGATCAGTGTGGCTCTTGCCGGTCATATACTTCACACACTCATACAGACCGGCATAACCCAGGCTTATGGTGGAGTAGCCGCCGAAGAGCAACTTGTCGATCTTCTCGCCCTTCTTTAGACGAGCTAATGCACCGTACTGCCACAGGATAGGGGCCATATCAGAAGGAGTGCCAAGTAGACGCTTGTGACGAATCTGTAGAGCTCGATGACACAATTCGAGTCGTTCATCGAAGATTTTCCAGAATTTATCCTTGTCCCCTTCTGAACTGCAAGCCACATCTACCAGATTGATAGTGACCACACCCTGGTTAAAGCGGCCATAATACTTATGCCCCTTAACCCAATTCTTGGCATCAGCTACGTTCTCAGTGGTGCGGTCAGGAGTAAGGAAGGATCTACAGCCCATGCTAGGCCATACACCGCCTTTAAGCTCCTTCATAACCTTTGCGGAAATATAATCAGGAACCATTCGCTTGGCAGTACACTTAGCCGCCAGCTCAGTCAGGTAATAATACTTAGAATCAGGATGAATGTTATCCTCATCAAGAACATAAATGAGCTTTGGGAAGGCCGGAGTGACCCATACACCAACTTCATTCTTTACACCCTGAATGCGCTGTTTCAACACTTCTTCAACAATTAGAGCCAAATCATCACGAGTCTGACCTTCTGGAACTTCATCGAGGTACATAAACACAGTGATAAAAGGGGCCTGACCGTTTGTCGTCATCAAAGTGACGACCTGATACTGGATGGTCTGCACACCACGAGCAATTTCTTTATGTAAACGCTCTTCTACAATTCGATTGATAGTTTCAG